CCCCCGCCAGGACGGCGAACCTATCGACCACGAAAATCCTCCCGCCCTCGAAATGCCCGGCGCGACCAATATGGTCGCCCAAATTCAATCCATGATCCGGGCCGAGGCCAAACGCAACAGGCTTCCGGTTGGTGAACCCGAAGACCTCCCGGGCTCTGGCCGGTACGACATCGAGGAGGATGATTACGAGTTCGAGGAGGAGCTCATCGAGCGACGCAAAGCTGATCTTGTTTCTAAGCAAAAAACCGAACCGAAAACTGGTGGAACACTCGAACCCGGGGAACCCGGTGACCCTCCACCAGCGCCGGAGGCGCCCGCTCAGGACCCTGAGCAACAGCAGCCTAAGCACGCCGCAGAATAGAGCGTGCCCACTCACGGCCTCACTACGCGCCCCGATGGGCGCGTTTTTTTGTATCCTGAGGCCGCCTAGTCGTCTAACTTGATAGACGACTACCTTACTGACACACACACTCACAGGACCACATGGCTTGTAGAGCACCGATAACGATCAACACTTCGGTGGGACCAATTCTCACAAGCTGTAAGCAATGCCTCTCATGCCGGATCGCCAGACAATCAGCCCTGACTTTGCGATGTATCTTAGAAGACAGGACAACCTCCTCCGGCGTCTTTATCACCCTGACCTACGCCGATGCTCCCGAAAAAGGAGAATGGAACGATTTCTCGAAATTCTTGAAGAGGCTGCGCGCGTGGAACCACCGCGCGGACAACCCCCTTCCGATCTCCTACCTAGGCTGTGGGGAATACGGAACGAAATCGAAGCGATTTCACTACCACGGCCTAATCTTCAATTCACTCCCAATCCAACCGGACTTGCACGAAAGGCTATGGCCGCACGGCTTTGCGTATACGGGGACAGTCACCCCAGCAAGCATCAGGTACACCGCTCGTTATTGCCTCAAATTCAACCACCCCGACTACCCGGCGATAAGCAACTGGTCAAAAGGCAGACCCGCCAGCGGTCGCTCACCCTCGAGGGAAGGACTTGGCGAAAATGGTATGAGGCAGCTCGCCCGAGCGATGATTGAGCGAGGCCAGAAACCCGATGAAGTCCCGGCCTTTCTCAAGATAGAAAACCGGTCTTATCCGCTGGACCGATACATGCGGCAGGTCTTCGTGGCGGAATGCGCCGTTAACGGCCATGCCATCGAACCCAAACACGCCCGCGAAGCGCATGAGCAATGGCTCATGGCTCGCAAGTTCGGTGATCCTATCGAACAACAAAGGCAGGCTTGGGAAACAAGAAACGAGTTCTACGAAAGCGCGAGGTTTTCCAATGAGAAAATCTAGACGCCTCAGCCGTCGCGCGGCCCGATGGGCCAAAAAGACGTACGTGCCGTCCTTCAAAGTGGCAGTAATACCTAAACCCTATCCCAAAATAATTCGAGCAAAGCTGGAACGTATCAGACGCTCACGCGTGGATCGAAAAAAACCCACCCCGGTTATACGCCCTGTCAGGGCAACCGGCAGGGGGGTCCGGGGGGGCGGCCAGCCCCCTCGGGTTAGGGACAGATACGACGTTATCGAACGTGAGCCCCGCAGGGTCACTGAAAGTGCGCGAACTAATGCGAAAACGTGTAAACCTCGTCCCGTTCACAACAAAAGCAAAGGTGGAAATTCTAAAGCCTTTGTCCCTTGGTGCAAAAGGAGCAAATAAATGTCTTGGGAATTTGCAGCAACTATAGGCAGCAAGCTACTCGGCGGAATATTCGGCAGAAACTCCGCCAAAAAACAGGCTGCCCTTCAACGCGAATTCGCGCAAAACCGAATTCAGTGGGCAGCTGCCGACGCTAAGAAGGCAGGCTTGCACCCTCTCGTCGGTGCTACTGGGGCGAACGCCCAGTATATCCCGACCAATCAAAACCCCCTCGGCGACGCCGCAGCAGACATTGCCCAGACACTTGGGCAAGAGGCGGTCGCCAAACGACAAGCCGCCGGTAACAAGGCGCTCAACTCCAAACAGGAACAGCTCCTCGATGCGCAGATCGCCGAGACGCGCAGTCGAACCCTTCTCAATCAATCCAACGCGAAACGCACCCTCGTGGGACCGGGCTCTGCCCATGATCCTTTCGCAATTCGGAAGGAAAACGCTCTTATCGAGGTTCAACTCGAGAATGGCGAGATTGTTCTCATACCCAATCCGGATGTGTACGAAACCGGCCCCAGTGAACTGGCGACCGGTCGTACGCTCCTCGAGGGCGCTCGAGTGGTCAAACGCACTCGAGACCCTCACCCGCCCAAGACCCAGAAATATAAACCGAGCCCGCGCAGCGGCTCACAAATCAGAAGGAGAACACCGTGAAACGCATGAAATCCCGCCGCAGAGGCGCAGCTGGTCGCCGAAAAAAATCTACCCGTCGCGCTAAGCGACGCTCCATGAAACCGATGGCCCGAATGGCCAAACGTCGCAACCGTCTAGTGGGAGATCGCATGTGAAACGCTCAAACCAAAACCTGTCCTTTGTCCATTCGACCAGTCTCGACATGGGACTTCTCATCCCGATTGCGGCCATCGATGTGCTTCCGGGCGACAGCTTCCGCGTGTCTTCGAAAGTACTCGCGCGTGTCGCCCCTCTCGCCAAACCTGTCATGCACCCGGTGGAAATCCGGGTGCACCATTGGTTCGTTCCCAATCGCATCATCTGGGGCATGTGGGAAGAATTCATCGTCGGCAATGTTGGCGAGGAAACCTATCCGACAATCACCCCCGCGAACGCCGGGGAAACTGTCTTATACGATTACATGGGCTGTGAACCTGTCACCGGTGTGCCCATGGATGCCTTGCCCATTCGAGCTTATAACCGCATCTGGAACGAGTTCTATCGTGACCAAGACTTGTCCAATGAGCGAGGCTTTCAACAGCTCGATCTCGCCCGCATCGCGTGGGGCAAGGATTACTTCACAACCGCTCGAGCGCAGCCTCAACAGGGCCAAGCGGTCGAGGTCGGTTTCTCAGCTGGGACAGCTCCGGTCCATGGTATCGGTGCTTTCAACCAGACCTATTCCACCCAGTCCATGTATCAGACCGGCGGCACCGGCACTCAGTCCGGCGAGTACCTTTCGTCCGGCACCTCGACCTTCCTCGAGGAAGATCCCGACAACCCCGGGTTCCCCGGTGTCTTTGCGGATCTCTCCGAGGCAACAGGCGGCATCGATATCAACGAGCTGCGCGATGCCATCTCGCTTCAACGCATCGCGGAAGCTCGAGCTTTCTACGGGTCTCGCTATGTCGATTATCTCCGGTGGTATGGCGTCAATCCGCGGGACGGCCGGCTCGATCGGCCCGAATACCTCGGCGGAGGCAAGCAAATGATCTCGTTCAGCGAGGTACTTGCCACTGCGGAAGGCTCCAACACTGACGTGGGCGATCTGTTCGGCCACGGCATCGCTGGACTTCGATCCCGGCCTTTCCGCAAAATGTTCGAGGAACATGGTTGGATGATTTCCTGCCTGTCCGTTCGACCCAAGTCCATTTATCAGAACGGCATTCCGAGACGGTTCCTGCGAACTGAACCAACTGACTTCTGGCACCGGGAACTTGAACTTCTTCCGTGGCAGTCCGTGTCCGAACTGGAAATTTACGGGGGAGGCTCTGCCTCCAACGTGTTCGGATACACGCCTCGATACGATGAATATCGAGAAACCAACTCTTACGTGTCCGGCACGTTCCGAGGTGGCACCGAGGAAGACTGGACGCTTGCCCGAGAATTCGGCTCAGCTCCGACGCTCAATGAAAGTTTTATCACCTGCACCCCCTCGGATCGCATTTACCAAGACACCTCGATGCCCGAGCTGCTGTGCACCATCAACAACAATATCCAAGCCCGACGCCTCGTGTCGGCGAATGCAAGGATGACCAACAATGCTGGAATTTAATGCTCATGACTGGAAAGTCGCAAAAAAATCGGTCGAGATACCCCTCGACGAAACGATCCAATTCGTTCAAATCCGTGTCAGCTGTATCGAAAATGTCACGCTGTACGGGCTGTTCGGCAAGACGAAAGTACCTCTCCAAAACGGCCCGCAGTATCGCTGCCGGGCTAAAGTCCAAAACTTCGAGGCGCTTCGCCTCGAGGTAAAGTCCGATATCGAGTTCGGTTACACGTTCGATCAGCTCCCCCGCCAGGACGGCGAACCTATCGACCACGAAAATCCTCCCGCCCTCGAAATGCCCGGCGCGACCAATATGGTCGCCCAAATTCAATCCATGATCCG